ACCATGTTTACCATCTCAAAAAGCACATACTTCTTCTCATGGTAATCATAGATTCCCACCGAGTGTACTCGCCTGTTATTAAAATGCATCATCTTTCTGAACCTAGGTCCGTAACCAGTAGTCCACTTGTAGCCATTACTTGCAATGACCTTATTTGCCTTATCGGCAAGCTCAACGATGCTGTTAAATTTGTCTAAAACGTTTTTCATTAACTGTCCTATATTTCGTAGTAAAAAAATTACATAAAAAGTTTTATGCTCCAGTATTATGTATTCTATTACACCCAAAGTCAACCGTTTTTTTGGTGCCTTTTTAGGCTCTATTAAAACTAGTTTTAACTAAGTGTGATAAATATTGATATGGCAAACATATATAAAGGCTTTAGTACAATAGGAAAAATTAGACCTCCTTACACCGTTACTAATGGTGAAGCAGTGAAGATTGACCTTTTGAACGAATTGTACACTAGACGAGGCGAGAGAGTAATGCGTCCTAAGTTTGGTACTACTATTTATGATATTATTATGAATCCGCTGGATTCATATGTAGAGCAAGAAGTTAAAGACGAAGTTATAAGAATATGCACTAAAGATCCTAGGATCAATATTCAAGAAATTTTTACTACAGTGCTTGATCATACGATTAGAGTGCAAGTTCAATTAACTCTTAAGCCTTTTCTAGATGAAGAAACCCTGCTTGTGGAATACACACAGGATAGCAGAGAGATTTAAACATGGCAACTAGCAACAGACAAAACAACTTATTTGCGGCGGAAGATTGGGATATAGCCTACAAGGCATACAGTAATGTAAACTTCCAAGCATATGATTTTGAAACTATTCGTACAGCAATGGTAGAATATATCAGAACTAATTTCCCTGAAAACTTCAATGATTATATTGAAAGCTCAGAGTTTATTGCTATTATAGAATTACTTGCATACTTGGCTCAAAGTATCGCATTTAGAATGGATGTTAACACCAGAGAAAACTTTTTAGAAACAGCAGAGAGAAAAGATTCTGTTTACAAACTTGCAAGACAGTTAGGATATAATCCTAAAAGAAATATTGCCGCAAGTGGATTACTAAAAGTTGTAAGTATTAGCACCACACAGCCATTAACGGATAGTGCAGGCACACAAATAGGTAACAGAGCTGTTACTTGGAATGATGCTAACAATCCGGACAGTTACGAGCAGTTCATTACAATAATGAACAATGCCTTTGGCAATGTCAACAGATTCAGTAAGCCAGTTAAAACTGGTTCTATTAACGATATTATTACCGACTTATATGAAATTAACACTCAAATAAATGCGCCATTTGTTTACAAGTTTAAAAAGAATATAAACGGTGTAAGTAGGGATTTTGAAATTGTAAATGCAGATTTCGAGGATAATAATTTTTTCTTCGAAAAGCATCCTGACCCTTCAGACAACTTTGGTATAATCCATCGAAATGACGGGATGGGTCTTTCTAGTGCAAATAACGGATTCTTCTTGATGTTCAAACAAGGAGTATTGCAAACAGAGAGTTACGATTTTGAAACTCCAGAAGAAAACAGATCGCAAACAATTGCGGTCGACGGTATTAATGAAAATGATGTATTTTTTCAACAAGTAAGTACAATCGGTGGTGTTTTGTCCAAGTGGAAAAGAATTCCTAACACAGTTGGACAAACACTTCAGTACAATACTTTAGCAAAAAACTCGCCCAACTTATATGCTGTTCAAAACTTAGGCACAGGCGGTATTAAATTACAGTTTGCTGATGGTAACTTTGCAAATGTTCCAGTAGGAAACTATAGAGCATTTTATAGAGCAAGTGCTGACGAAAGGTATAGTATACAGCCAGATGATATCGGCAATGTTTCAACTGACATTACTTACGAGACACCCACTGGTGAAAAATATGTGTTAACTATTACTGCTAGACTACAAACTAGTATTAATAATGCATTACCTTCAGAGACATTAGCAGGCATAAAAGAAAGAGCACCACAGGCATACTATGCCCAAGACAGAATGGTGTCAGCACAAGATTATCAAGTGTTACCTTTAGCAAAAAGTAGTAACATTAGAAAACTAAAAGTTACTAATAAAACACATGCTGGACATAGTAGGTATATCGATATTACCGATCCTACTAGCACGTTCCAGACGACAACAACTATTGCTGAAGATGGGGCATTGTACAAAGAAGATTCCCCACAGAGCTACTCATTTATCATTGATGGGAACAATACAGCATCCGAACAAATTGAAAAAGTATTCACACTTTATTTGAAGAATTTAGAATTGAGAGATTTTATTTACAGTGATTTTAGAAATAAGTGGGTTGAAACACAACCAAATAAATTTAAGTTAGATCAGTACGGCATAGTATGGAAGACTTTGCCTAAGACAACCGAAAACGACACAGGGTATATGACAGAAACATTTACAACCACTGGCACAATAAGTGATGTAAATATTTCCAAAGTAGCCTTGGCGCTTATACAACCAGGACACATGATAAAATTTGTAGATCCTGAAGATATTACGAAATACAAATGGGTTAAAATTGTTTCTGTTAGAGATAACGGCAGACGTGTTAGCTCTAGTACTACAGCAAACGGTCCATTCGCATTAAGCGAAAATGTAAGAGACGGTTGGGTTGGAAAGGAAATTATTACTACATTAAGAAGTAAGTTCTACGAAGTTGAAGCAACAAGAATTGCTACGGCAATTGGCAAAAAACAATCATTTGGTATTGGATACAATGCTACTACTGATACATTTTATGTTGTCAATAACAACGACATTGATTTGAGCAGAACATTTGATATAGGTAACGCAGAAGACACTTCAGGCAACAACAGAGATAGAAGTTGGATTATGAAGTTTTCATATGAGCCAATCGATACATTGTCATTTAGATATAATGTGGAATTAAGAGGCACAAAGTATATATTTGAAAGTTATGAAGATTGTAGATTTTATAATATCAATCAAAACAGAATTGTAGACAGTTTTACAGGTAGAGCAAAATACGACACATTGGAACTAACAACTCTTAACAGTCAAGGTCAAACACAAGAAGGCTTTGAATGGAGAGATACTACAACGCCTACACCAGACTACATCGGTGATAAATGGTATTCAACAAAAGACGGTGTTAACTTTAATGATATTCCATTAAAATCTAGAAGTGTAAATTACAGTCAAGTTGAGTTTACATTGAACTCAAACTTTGGTATATTCAAAAATGGCGATTCTAGTGGTAATACTTTTGTACACAACCTAACTATACCTTTAGGCTCTAACTTCGATACATCAGATTTAACAAGTAACATCAATGTTACTATTGCAAACAGTACAGGTGTTGTACACTCACTGCCTAGCAAGTTAGACATAGACTTTAATAGTACAACATTTGGATTTCCAATATTAAATGCTAGTGGTAACATTGTATATAAACATAACACTGCATTGTTTGAATCCAATATAGAATCAAATGCAGGCGGAGGTCACATTTATGTTTCTAACGCAAATGCTTCTGCACAAACAGGTACATTAACTATTACTAACTTTGATAGTACTAGACACTATGCTATTGACAGTTC